CACGCTTCCATCCCTTTGGATATTTCAACTCCGGTATGGCCGATGGCAAGAGATATGAGATAGACTCTCGCCTTTTTAGGGTCATGGAGGGATATTGGGTATCCATGAAACCGATATTCTTAATAACTTACATGACGGAGACCGGAATGGTGGATCAGGAGCTTGTGACAGATGAGCTTCTCCCGGAGTTCTTGGAGAAGAATGGTATAAAGAAAGTGAAGAGGGTCATGGCAGAAGCCGTCAGTGATCCTGAGGTGAACACCTATATCTTGGAGTATGTCCCTGAGGTTAGATTTGGCGTTAAGATCACCGGAGGTAATTTAATGGATAAGCCTATATATATCGGTGGGGATCCAATACCTCATCAGATACATGGTGACAGCAGTCTGTATGATTATGTCATTCCGGTTTCTGGATTTATAGGGGCCAGTCTCGCTGATCGCATACAACCGTTCCAGATGATGTATAACCTTGCTATGAACCAGCTATACAATAACGCCGAGAAGGAGATCGGTAAGTTCTTCTTAGGCGACCTGGGATTCTTGCCTACGGAATATAAGGATATGATGGACAAGAAGGGTGCTTTAGCTACTTTTATGCAGATCGTTAAGTCTGTATCGTTTATGGGTGTAGGTGGTAATGATACGAATAATCCTTACCAGAATCCGCAGATGAGTAGCATATATAACCAGTTTGGTGTATATGATCTTACTAATACGGATCAGATAAGATCCCGTATGGAAATGGCTTCTTACGCCTATATGATGGCTTATAGGATGATGGGTATATCCGAGCAGGCAATGGGTCAGTCAACCAGATACGAGAGTTCTACGGGCGTAAAACAGGGGGTTAACGCTACCATGTTACAGACCCAGACTTACTTTAATGATTTCGATGACTTCAAGAAACGGACATTGGATATTCATCTAGCCGTGGCTCAAGTATGCCAGAAGGAAGGATACGATTGGACCGTGATGTACAGGAACAGTGATCTTTCCTTGGCTTACATCAGTCTTACGGATAATAGCTTGTCGTTACGTCATCTTAATGTTATGGCTGTCTCTAATTCCAAGAAACGTCTGGAATTGGAGAATTTGAAACAATATATATTACAGACAAATACGTTAGGTAATGACTTACTTGATATCACTAGGATGATGAGCGCCAACTCAACGGCTGAGATGAATCAGATCGGAAGGGATGCTAGATCTTACGCCGATCGTGTAAGGCAGGAAGAATACCAGAATCAACAGCGACTTGTCCAGCAGCAAGCTGAGGCCGATCAACAGGCTCGTAATGATGAGCATGAGAAGGATAAGGAGCTGGCTTATATCAAGGGCAACTTCGACTTAAGGGGTAAGAGCATAATGGCCGCCGGTCAAGCGGCTAGGACCGAGAACAACTCTGAAGGCATGGATTATGTCGAGGCTATGGCTGATAGGGCTTTAAAGGAAAGGGATCTTGATATCAAGGAAGAGGAGATGAGAACCAGACAGGCTAACGCCGAGGCTGAGCGAAGATCTCGTGAGGAGATGGAGAAAAAGAAGTTGGAATTAAAAGAAAAGGAGATAGACGCTAGAAACAAACGTTCTGATACAGATAGGTTTACGTCGATAATAAACAAGAATTGATTACAAGTTTTGTAAATATTTTTACAAAATCTGTAATCATTTTGGCGTAAAATTCTGTCATATACTATAATGGGTTTGATTTAATTGGTAATTGGATTAATAATACTTTTGTAAAAAGCAAAAAAGGAAATTGTATGAATGACATGGGTGATTTCGCTAAGGGTTTTAAGACCATGAGTGTCGAGGAACTTTTTTACCGTGGTGACGGTGATGGCGATAAGAATAATATCGAGGGTAAATATGATAAGGATGGTAATCCTATAGGTGATTCCAAGGAAGAGCCTGCCGACGGCGGAGCGGCTGACGGTGGCGGGGATAAGGGCGGCGATGCTGCAACCCCAGACCCTGATTCCCTTGGCGAAGGCGGTACTGATAATAATAACGTGGTATCAGTGTTTAACGGAAAATCTTTCTTGGAGAAGATGGCTGCCAGAGGTATCATCGACAGTATCGATAACCTTGATATTATGGTAGATGATAAGCCAGTCGATCTTTCTACTATCACAAAAGAAGATGATTTACTTGATATAGTGGAGGGATTGATCAAGGACAAGGCTGATGAGTTGTTGAAAGACAAGGTTGATACCGGCTCGATGTCTGATTTCATGAAGAAGATGATAGAGGTGGATAAGGCCGGTGGTAACGTTGGCCAACTATTAAGCCAATATCAGAGTATTCAGGCTCCGTTGGATAACCTTGATATGAGCAATAAGAATGATCAGCTTGCGGTCATCCAGCATTATTATAAGATGTTAGGTATGCCGGAAGACGAGATAAAGGATAATATGGAGATGATGATTGGCAAGGGCGATGAGTTCATTGAGTCCAAGGCCAATAAGTTCCATGATATCCTGAAAAAGGAGATGGATAACCTTGTCGAGGAGGAGAAGAAAAAATCCGAGAAAAGGAGACAGGAGTTAGTTGAGCAGATGAAGATCTATAAGAAAGGTCTTAAGACGTCTATAAGCTCAGGATTCCAGTTGACTGACACGATGATAGGTAAGGCTGTCGATTTCGTTACCAAGCCGATAGACAATCAAGGTCATACGGCTATAGATAAAGCTTATTCGGAGGCTATCAAGAATCCGGACATGGCCGCTGATTTGGCTTTGTTCTTGATGAATAAGGACGAGTTTCTTAAACAGAAGACTAACAAGGCTAAGATGGAGGTTAATAAGAAGACCATCACTCTTCTTTCTGGCAATAAGGGAGGAAAGCAGAATAAGAATAATATCGATAATGATACTATAGAGGCTAACTTCCTTGATCTAAGTGGATCAAAGAGTGTATAACATTAAAAGATAGATAATTATGAACCCTTTTTTGACAAAAAGTTTTCCGGCTACCGTGAATGGTGATAACGTTATCGCCTTCACCGATGCCAAGAACTATAAGACTTCGCTCGTAGAGCATAACTTAGGCTCATTGGCGAGCTGGTATTATGAGGATCCGGACAAGAATCATCTAGGTCTGTTGAACTTGTTCTCTAATATCGCCAACTACCCTGTTCCGATGTATATGGGTATGATTAATAACGGTGCTACGATCTCCGTTAACGGTATTGGAGCTTCTTTCCGTTATGATTTACCTGTTACAAAGACATTCGCTGTCGTTACGGCAGAGGATACATCAGGTCACCACCTGAAACCTGGTATTGATGGTAGCTTGTTTGATATCGTTTTGAACACATCTGAGTTTACGGCTTATGATGTTATTACCTACGATGCTGCTAACGGTTGTAATATCCTTATCTCAGGTGAGATCCCGTCTAAGACAGAAGGTGACTTGACACGTTATTGGTGTCGTGTTATTGGTGGTAAGGCTAAATACTTCCCCAAAGAGAAATTACGTCCGGGTATCCGCTACTGGAAGATCGGTCATGCTCTTGGTGAGTACAGCACTCAGTTCTCTAAAGTATCTGGAGCTGACAAGGCCGGTTCTATGACTTGTGAGTTCCGTTTAGGGAACCACCGTGGTGTTGAGGGCGAGACAACTATGTACGCTGGTATGAAGTCCATGCAGGCCGCTCAGAATAGCACTTCAGAGTTCGTGGAGACCGCTCTTCGTCGTATGAATGCTATGAGAAGCGAGTATGAGGGCAATATTCCTGATTTGGCTATTATCGGTAAGACTGTTAATGGTAGACTTGATTTGCGTACGGCTAAGGTAGCGTCCACGCTGGAGGTATTCTGTATGGCTGAGTTGGTTAAGCTGGAAGCTAGACAGTTGATGTGGCAAGAAGGTGGTATTATCATGGATCAAAATGGTCCTATCCATTTGAATGAGGGTATCTACCGTCAGCTTCGCCGTGGTTACACTATCTACTATAGCCGTCCGATGGGTATTACTAAGGACACGCTTATGGCTGCCGCATCTTATATTTTCCGTGGACGTCAGGATCTTCCTATTACGGAACGTAAGATTAAGTTCAAGGTAGGAGCTATGGCTATGATCAATTTAGAGAAGTTGATCAGGGAATCGTTCTTCACTACCTTGCAGAACTTAAGCTGGGGTATGGGAAGCGATAGGATGTTGCCTTCTAACCCTATCTCTGGTACTAATGACGCCATGATCTTAGGTCCGGTTCAGGTTAAGGGAGCTTTCATCCCGGGCATCGGTAATGTTGAGTTCGAGCACGATCCTTCTTTGGATTACGCTGACATGACAGATCGTAGCGAGTTAGTGAATGGCATGTATCCTAGATCTTCTTATTCTTGTATTATCGAGAATATCACTGACGCTGGATCAACTAACGCATATTCCGCTATTCCTAATACGGCTAACGCTAAGTTAGGTAATATGAATAACAACGTATTCTATATCAAGCCAGAAGGTGTAAGTATGTGGTGGGGCTATGAGTACGGTCGTTGGGCGCACAAAGCCAACGGTAATGAGATCGTATCATCCTTGCCGGGCATGAAAGAACAATTCTGGTGCCACTCCGCTTCCGCAGCATGGGTTATGGATAACAGTAAGTTCTTGATTATCGAGCTTCAACCGAACTACTTCGGCTAAGTTTTTTCATATATGTAATTTGGTTTTTAGAGGGGAGGATATTCCTCTCCTCTTTTTTTTAAAGTAACGCAAAAAGGAAATGAAAGAAATTTTAAAATCAAGGAAGGTATTGGCCGAGGTAAACGGTTTCAATATCATGTCAGATACCTTATATGAGGTTGTAGGCAAACACGATGGAAGTGCTCCTCAGGCCTTTCAAGACGCTAATATAGCTAAAGCTCCGTTCCCGGAGAACGCCACTCACGTATGTTGCCCTTGGGATGATTTCTCCAAGGCCTATAACACCGGTTTTTATCCAAGATCAAGATGCTATAATGGTCTTGACAAGAATGAGATCGATAAGCTCGTCAAACAGCGGGTAGATAATATCATGAAGCCTTTCGAGGAAATGTCGCAGATGGATCTATCTCAAACCAATTTAGAATTTTGGGATGACGCTAAGGATAAGATATTCATGGGTAAGGTCTATAACACGGCTAATACCGTTGAGTTATTTTATTTATATCTGGCTGTATTTTCCGGCATGTTGACTCCTCAGGAAATGGATGGCGATCCTGTCTTCATGAACTCCATGTTCTGTTTCGTGGAGAAAGACAATATGAAGGATTTCGTTCAGCAGCGTGAGATCAATAAGATGAACATCAGCTATAAGTTTATCAGCGCCCTTAAGAAAGGCGGCGACGATCGTCAGGCTGTCATCGATCTTCTTCTTTACATCGGTATCGTAACTCGCCCGGATTTCACGGAGGATGAGTATTATACAGGATCTCTATCAAACTGGATGAATGAGAAGAAGACCAATGTCGATTATCTGCTTGATATCTGGGATCGGTCATTGGAAGGTGATTTCAAGGAAGTTCTTGAGTTTTACCGTATCGTAAACGTCCTTCAACGAAATGGTCGTATCAATATGACTCCATCCGGATTACAATATAATGGCCAGATCATAGGACCTGACGTTCGGACATCCGCTGAGTTCTTGGCTACCAAGAAAGACTTTATTAACATAAAGGCTAATGTATTGGATGAGTATGAGGAGATCATGTCTATGTCTAATATCGATGATAAGTCCAAGACCAAGAAGGTTAAGGATATTAAGAAGAAGGATGACGTAGAGGAAGGTGATAAGATTAAGGAGGAATAACGATGACAATCCAAGAAGCGTATCTAAGGTCTTTGCAGAAGAACGAGCAGAATCTTGCCAATGGCGGGATTAAGCTTGATCCGGGAAGGTTCGTGTTGTTGTTTAACGAGGCCCAAGACCGGTTAGTTAAGTACTATCTAAATAGGAAGGATGACGAGACTATACGCTCCATCCAAAACCTTCTTGTTTATTGGATGTCGTTGGATAATGCGGGTAGGATGGATGACCCTGAGTCTACGTCCTTTAACTTACCTGACGACTATCTATGGTTCTCTAACATAAAAGGAGTTTTCTCATACAAAGGGTGTGAGGCCACTGATTTCGTTATGTGGGAGGCTAAGAACGAGAATATCCATGAGCTTCTTGGAGACGAGAATAACCGTCCTTCTTACGACTACCGTGAGACATTCTACTCCATAGGGAACGGGAAGGTCGTGGTCTACGAGTCAGGCTTCCGTACCGAGGAGGTTAAGATGACGTACTACCGCCGTCCTGTCAGGGTGGACCTGTCGGGGTATATCAACGCCGCCGGTATCCAATCCACGGACATCGACCCGGAGCTGCCCGATTATCTTGTGGAGGAGATTCTGGATATGGTCGCTAAACAATTCAGCCTTAACGAGAATGAACTAAGTAGATATAGGATGGATAAGGATAATGTAGCTTCCTTTAAATAAACACCGTTAGTTTGATCATTAAGCCTACTCGGAAACGGGTAGGCTTTTTGTTAACGTGTTTTAATTATCTATGACAGGGTTTTTTGATCCCCATCTTTTCTTCCATTTCATGCCGAGATAATTTATTATTCCGTCAAAATTAGAAACGATCCCACTTTCTATCATATCGGATATATATCCTTGTATCATTATTATCTCCTGCATTTGCGTAATCGAGGCATAGTTCCTTATACCCTCCTCATGCTTGCCGAATACCACGTAATTTATACCTTTGGCTATCCTTGATATATATCTCTTGAAATCATCATTCGTTATGTTGTCGCCTAATAAGTATCTTATATCTCCGCTCATTTTTATATACGTATCTCCAGCTATGTTCCTATTCTTCACGAGGCCGTCTGTTAGCCATATAACTACCGTGGCGTATATTTCAGGATCCAACTCCATGGCTATGGTAATAAATACGTATGGATCTATAAACCATTTTTGGATTCCTCTTCCTCCCTTTCTGTAAGCTAATCCTGCTTTCCTAAATTCCTTTAGCGTAAGGTTATCGTAGTCCAGCTTATTTTTGACATTGTCATTGCCATATCCGAGCTGGCTCATTAGGGCTTTTATTTTCTCCTTGAACCCTTGCTGCGACAATACGTCGTTAATTTCCCTTGATGATAATCCCATGGATTCTCTTTTGCTCTTTATTGAGTTCATGGCCTCAGTTATACACACATATCCATCTTTGCTCATTATGGATATCTGATTTCCTAAAAGCATCCTGCTTTCTGATTTTAAAATCAAATTTGATTTCATAACTTTATATTTTTAATTTATACTACATCGTGAATCGGTCTGTGATAGATAGATTCACGATACAAATATAACTAAATGGGATTTGATGTAAAAATATATTATAATATATTGATA